CCTCCTATAACTACAGTGTACTATAATACGCATAATGTGTACAGTAGTACGCAGTTTATTATTGAATCATTTATTTTTGCGTAACCATGGATATGATAGAATTAATTAATCAATGAAATGGTGGTAACTATGATAAAAGTGAAACTATCTGAACTAATGGGTGTTAATAAGATAAAAAGTTTCTCAGCTCTTGAGAAAGAAACGAACATCACCAGGAAAACGCTGACGAAGCTATATGATGGTGAAGGAAAGGGCATCGACTACGATACCCTTAACAAGTTATGTGTATATTTCAAGTGTCAACCTGGTGATCTGCTTGAGCACGTCCCGGACTAAGCACTCTGCCTTTCCGCCTCGTCAATCTTCTCCTGGTAAAAGTCAATCATGTGCTTGTTCCACTCTGTGCCGCCCACATCACCGTATTTCTCTGCCTCTGCTAAGGCTGTGGTATATACGGTGATGAATTCCTTCCACATAGCGATTTGTTCTCTCATAGAATCACCGCCAGTGCCGCAGCAAGGATCAGTAGGGCCACGCTCACACGTAGCAGCATTTCGTTCAAGGTGGGAAGTGTCTCTTCCCGGGTGGTGCATATGGTGCCGTGCTGATCACGGGTTACGAGTTGTTTCATGGGGTGACCTCCAAAAGTTCGGGGTTTTCGTAGATGTTGCCGATGATCCTAGTTTCTGCTGTTTCACTGAACAGAAAATCTCCATCCAATCCGTTTAAATCTTCAAGCAGGTACGAACCGTCATGATATTTCACGATCCCTGTACGAGTTCCAGTAAGTGGATAGAGCACTTGCTCGGCCTCACATATATCACCTTCGTAGATATCACGGCTGTCAATATCCTTGAGTCCGGTGTATTGCTGCAATACGAACCGCCCCGGGAACATTGACTCGTGGTACATTCCGTTCATTTTGCGAAGGTTGATGTCACCTGCTGGAGATATCAGCAATTGCTCGATTACATTATCATACGCTCTGTTGGTATCCGCGAAAAAACACTTATTTTCGTTATCCCATGCTCTAAATTTAATCTCTCTGCCCATTCTCTTTCGCCTCTTTCAGTAGATTTTTAACAATCTCAGCCTGCGGATCGTCCAAAGTGAACAGGATACGGTACTCAGATCCTGTGAGAGAGCGTTTCAAGGTTCTCTCGATAGATTCAACGGACCGGAGGAAACGAACGTCTGCGTGCCGTTTATCTTCGTCTATGGTGATGTTGTGGATTTGAGCTTTCAATTCAAGGAATTGATCCCACAGTTTCATCAGGCTTCCTCCTTATAACTCCAATAGTTTTTACCGTTACCCTCGCTGTAATAGAGCCGCAGCATCGCGCCGTATTGTTTCTTCCACTGCCGGCCGGTATATGAGTTGTCACTTTTGTGATGGCATGTATCTGTTAATCCATGCGTACCGCAGAGATTCATAATGTTAGCCGGATCGTAACCTAAACCGCCTTGGCTGGCGTTGACGATGTGTGCCTTTGTGAGGTTCTTTGTGGTCCCGCATTTCTCGCAGCAGGGGATATCCGTTCCGCGCAGCTCCATGGATCGCCTGTTAACCTCCTGCCTAACCTCCCAGGTAACTTTTGTAGCGTCACCTCTCTTCATGCTGCCGCGCTGATGGTGGGAAAGGACGCCCTGTCTCCAGGGCATCACTTCCTTTTTGGGCTTCTTTCGCATGGTCACACCTCATTTTGATATTTGATGATGGACTGTAATGCAGATATCTGTGTCTGAATGGCTCCAATGGACTCTATAGCAGCCTTCCAAATGGTTTCGTCATAGTCTCGCTTGAATAGGTAATCCCCGACATTACCCTTGGCTACATCACCGATCATGCCGATGCTCATGCCTTCGGTCTTCAGCTTGATCATTTCCTGCGCCAGCTTGACGCGGTACGCCTGCTCGGACTCAGCCTTTGACTTGCCCAGCGCGTACAGAGTGTCTGCGGCCTTGCTCAGTCGCTGAGAGGCCGCATAGATTTCTTGGTTAATCTGGATGATGTCGATTGCCATAAGTCACCTCCGTTATATAGCCTCAAGCAAGTCAAGGTAATGTGTCATGCTGCCCAATCTTTTTTGAGACTTGCAGTAATTGCAGCGTCCACAACCGGCCGGCTTAACATTACCGAATTTAACATCCAGAATATGTGGCAGCTTCTGCTCTACTTCTCGAAGCTTTTCTTGGATAATTTGATCGTCAAACCAGATGATTTCTTTATCTGGTACCTCTTCCTTGGATACAGCCAGCAATGTTGGCTCAAGATATTCGAATTTCATTTCGCCACTTAATCTTTCGATCTCGGCATACATTGCCATTTGAATGTCATATCCGTACATCTGGATGAAGGACACATATTTTGTGCCGTTCCAATATTTTTCCCGGATTGATTTCACCGTTTTAATATCAGTGAACCGTCCATTCTCCCGGGACAGTACATCTAGTTTCGATTTCCACATGGTCCCAAAGATATCAGCCGTAAGGATCACTTCTTTCTCTCCTTCAAGCACCTTATTGCACAGATCATCAGCTAAAACCGCATCAATCATATTGTTAGCTGCCTTAAAAGGTGCCTTTAGCTCCTTCTTAGCCGTGTAAATATCCGGGGTTGATGATTTAAAAGCTTCAAACGCCTCGTCACTTTCCAATGCAGCGTGTACATAGGACCCAACCAATAATGCTTCATGCTTCATGTCCGTATATGACCCGTTGAGCTTAGCCATCGCCGCAGATTCGCACTTGATGAAGTCTTTGTATTGTGAAACGCTCATATATTCCTGATTCGCTTCACGAGAGTAGTAGTTTTCAGCCGTTAGTTCCATCACGTTTACCTCCAGTCGCCAATTGCTCCGTCAATTTGTTCAGGAAGGATTCGGCCATTTCATCGTCCAATTGCATCACAGGCACACCATACAGAGCTACACTCTGATCGTCTAACCGATTGGCCCTCATGCCCAACGTTGCCCAGGCAGCTCTTATCTTAGATAAAGTCTCTTTAGCTGCTTTCTGGCCGAACTTGTTTTGGAATGCATCTGGATCGTCCTTGTCCGTAGGGATGTTGAAAAACTTAAGTGTGAAATATTTTTCAGCGTATGTGAGAGCCTTGCCGACTCCCTTTTCGCCTGCAATATCAACACCTTGTGAGTACCACGGGCATTCTATTGTTTCATCAGGTTTTTCCGCATTAATCCACGTATAAGTCATGATCAATTCTGTAAAATATGTTGTTGTCTTCTTTGGTTTATTTCCTTCCTCGTACTCAACGGTTTCAGACAAAAGGTTTTTTTCAATGATTCGCGGGATAAGCAGCAGCCCCATTTCATTGATTTTGTCCCTCACAGAAGCCAAAACTTGAGCGCTGCCTGTATATTTGTACTGTTTTGATTCAGATTCTTTTTTCAGATAATCAACAGACTTTCTTACCTCGACCAATTTTTGATAGATGTTCAATGTGTACTACCTCCTAAAGTTTTGGTATAATATCCGTATTAATTATTTTCAAACAGTCTTTCCCGGGTCGCTGTTGCTGCAGCGGCCTTTTCTTTGCGTACTTCCCGTACATAGTTCAGCAGATACACTCGCTTAAGCTTCTCCGTCAACGTCCCGCGGCCGTTCGCGATCTTCGCAAGCTCCAGAAACTTCAGTCTCGCAGCCATCCTCCTTTCCTCCCTTCGCGTAGTGTTCTAAAATATCAGCTACCGTCTTAAGCAGATTCTTTCAGCTCTCTTTCGATGTAGGCTTTGCCTGTTTCCATTTGCTGCAGGAATTCCTCGTAAGGCATGATGAACGTTGCTCTGTATCCGCGGTCGTGTATCTTCCGCACCAAGTATTCATAGTCGGGAGCCGACCAGCAGAAGTGCCGGCCGCACTCCGTATCTACGATGAACTCTGTCTCAGCTTGCATCGTCAAACCCTCCCTCAAGTCTCCGTACCATTACAGGGATCTGGCAATCTACTGCTTCCAGCATGCACGATTGGCAATGTGGTTCGTGGTGATCATAGACCTCATACTCTGCTGGCTTACCGCAGCCGCATTTAGGCTCATTTGGAATTTTGAAGGTGTACACCGATGTGAAACGCCGTACTTCCGATTGCTTCTTAGCCACAGATAATTCCTCCTTTAAATCGTTTTGCCAGGATTTCTTTCCTTTTCTTCAGCACCATCAACCATTGAATGTCATTGGTAGCAAGCGCACTATCCGTTAGGTTCTTGATATTTGCCACATCGTACATAACTGCGGCGTTTACATCTAAGCAGTGTTCACGTTCCTGACGTTCCTCGGCCGTGAGCTTCCGTTTCTTCTGGATCATGTGCAGCTCAGCCAGCCTCTCGTGTGCCGGTAATAGGGCCAGTTCAACCAACTTTCTTCTCCCCTTTCACGTATGCCTCCATCAGCTGCTTCCGGTACTTCAAGTTCATCCGCGCTAATCTCACGTGCAATTTGTACCACGCCTGCGGTGATAATCCAGGGTTTTTGCCTTGTGGTTGCAGTTTCATGCTGTAGCCTCCTTGGAAGTTTTATCCTTTTCAGTCGATTGATGTCGGTATATAATTGATACTAGATTGATAGTTTGTAGTGAGAGCATTTATCACGCTGCTTTTCTTGGGATCCATGCTTTTACATAATTTATTGCATTATCAAAATCCAACTTCGCAACATCTCTATAACTTGCAACGCCGAATCTGTCTCTTATTTCTCTGTGTAGCTCTGCGAAAGCAAGCGGTCTGTTTTCAGGTGTTAAACCGAAATCGTAAACTCTTCTCGCAATGGCCTTCTGCAACTTCCTTGCTTCAAAAGAGTTAAGTGTTACAAATGACTCTATTTTGTTTTCTAATTCATTGATCTTTTTGAGAAGTTCAGGATGTTTATCGTCAGAATCGCTGATGTAAAAACCGTTGCTTCTGATGGAAGGAAGTACCTCATGTGTCACCCAACGTTTGAATGATTTAGCTTCCTTTTTCCTACTGGTCATTACCAGTGAATAAAGGCCGTATTCATTGATGATGTACACTTCTTGCGATCTTCCGATTGAATCAACGACTTCAGTAGTACTGAACTCATCTTCATCAAGCCTTTTGAACGTTTCTGTTATGTTTGAAACTCCGAGGATGTTGCAAACGTCTTTAGCTACAAACCACGGTTGACCATCAATAGAAATTGTTCTTACTTGCTGTCCATCTTCATAGTTGAACATTTTAGTTAGTTGATTCATACATATTCCTCCTTAGGCTGTTTTGTTCAATTTTTGAACATTATCATTAAAAAAAAGATGCTCGATTGGTTTCTTCAGTACTTTTGCAATCCTATATGCTACTGGAAGCGATGGAAGAGCATAGCCGCGCTCAATGTTGCACAATAACGGACGAGAAACCTTTGATTTCTTGGCTAACTGCTCTTGAGTGTATCCTATTTCATTTCTGGCTTTGATCAAATTCGGCAATGGTTTAAGGTCTTTTTCAGTCAACTTTGTTCACCTCGTTTCTGTTCAATTACTGAACTTCATGACCTTAGTATAAGTTCAATTACTGAACATGTCAACACCTTTTTGATCAGTTTTTGAACGTTTATTTTATGAACAATTTAAACTACAATATAAGGAGGAATAAAAGGATGGTGTCAAATATGGAAAATGAGTTCAAACATAGGTTAAAAGAACTCAGAAAGACAAAGAACTTGTCCCAAGATCAATTGGCTGAAGCTTTGGACATTCCATCTTCATCACTAAGGAGGTATGAAACAAGGGGAGAACTACCTAAAAGGGAACGTTTAGAACTTATTGCTGATTACTTCTCTGTATCAATGGATTATCTATTAGGAAGAACGGATAACCCAGAACAGGTCTTGTCGGAACCATCCCGGGTTTTAATTGACTCCTTAGATCTCACTGATGAAGAGATCATGGCCAAAATGGACTTTATCGTAGATGGGATAAAGTTGGAAGATGACGATGTAAGAAGATTTATTGCATTGGTCCGGGCTGAACGGTCTATGAAGAAACAAGTTCCTGCGGTTCAAGGCGCAAAAGAAGATAAGCTTTAATGTACTCAGGCTTCATGTCCAAGGGGCTCATAGACTCAATACCTTGCAATATACAGCTTGTCCGTACTCCTAACTCTTCCAACGTTTGTCTTGTTATGTCCACCTTTACCTTTTGCATTGAAACAACCCCTTAGAGTTTTTGCAGTGATGATTCGTTAATATTACCACATCACTGGGGCAAACAAAACGTATGTTCTTATTTTAAATAAAAAAATATAGGTGACATCGACATGGGTTATGTACCTGGTCGTTGCCTACTGAAAAAAAGACTTAGAGAGATTAGACAAAATCAACAATGGCTGGCTGTGGAATTGGGTATGCCTAAGGCCCAAATATCTGATTACGCTAATAATCGGAAGGTGATGTCTTTAGGTACAGCAAAGACAATATCCATGAAATTGGGCTGCTACATTGATGATCTCTATGACTTTTATGAACAGTAGGCTTGAGTGGCGTTCAGCTGCTCCGACCCGGAAGGTAGTACTCCACGTGGAGTACTACAGACAATCATAATACATGTTATCGATATAATCACCTGCCCATAAGTACTAATTATTTCATGTCGTTAATATAACATCAAGATTATGAAAACGCTGTCGAACGCGGTCGAACGATTGTACCCGTCCAACAACCGTGGAGGGGTTGACAATCACACATTAAATCTGCTTTCGTATCTTTACTTGGGTACCGCTGGTGAATTTAATCACTGAACCGTTATTGTCAACAGACTTCACTTCTTTGACACGTTTTGTATTTATGATCGTTGACTGATCCGCTGACTCAAATCCAAACGACTTAAGTGCCTTGCTTAAATCGGTTAGATTGCAAAGACAAATGAAAGAACCGTAAACCGTGTGAAACGCTGGTACTCCTGTAGAACTTTTAGTGCGATACCAAATGTTAATGTAATCAACATCGTCAACATCTAGCTCCACAAAATCTTCGTCATCGCCTAATCTGTCCTGCATTTTAACTGTTAGTAATTTCATGATGTCGCCCTCCTACCCGAAACGCGGGTAGTTAAATCATACTTTATTGCAATAAAGTTATCATTCCACAAAATATGACAGGGCAAATATTCCATACTTAATGAGGTATGGTCTTTTTGCTACCCCTCCCCTACAATACAGACATAGATAGAGTTAAGGAGTGATCCAGTGAAAGCAGGAATATACATCAGGGTATCTACAGACGAGCAAGCAGCTGAAGGATTCTCGATTGACGCACAGAAGCGCCGGCTGCTGGCCTACGCCGATTCTCAGGACTGGGAAGTCACTGAGGTGTACATAGATGATGGGTGGTCTGCAAAGGATCTGAAGCGCCCTGAGATGCAGCGTATGATTAAAGATGTGGAGATACATGCATTTGATGTGGTGTTGGTGTATAAGCTTGACCGTATGACCCGGTCCGCCAGTGACTGCGATAACCTCATCAAGATGTTCGAGTCCCATAACGTCAAGTTTCAGAGCTGTACGGAGTCGTTTGAGACACGCACAGCGACAGGTAGACTATTTATCCGGCTAGTGGCTGATATCGCTCAGTGGGAGCGTGAGAACACAGCAGAGCGCGTACGCATGGGCATGGAGCAGATGGTCCACGATGGTCGGCGTCCGGGCGGTCCGGTTAACTTCGGGTATGACAAATTTGAAAAGATTGTACAAGAGGAATACACGCAGAATCGGCTGGTAAGGAAATTTTACTTGGAGGGCTTGGGACTAAAAGGCGTGGCAACCAAACTGAACGATATGGGCCTGCTGCGGCGCGGGTACCGGTGGACCTCCTTCAGTGTGTGGTATGTACTGGATAATCCTTACTATGCAGGCAAACGGAGATACGGGACTAAAAAAGCAAATGGGAAATACGCACATCGGAAAATGGAAGAGCACGTTGATGTACTGATCGTGGATGGGACACAGGATTTAACCTTTACCTGGGAAGAGTATCAGGAGCACAAAGAGGAAATGAAGCGCCGATCATTCACCGGACACTCTAAGGTTCGGGAATACTGGTTCAGCGGTGTGCTGAAGTGCAGCAAGTGCGGCGGGAAGATGTCCGGCCGGTACCACCAGAACAAACGCCAGGATGGCAGCTACAATAAGATTCTGTCTTATATCTGCTCCGGGCGCCAGACTGGTAAAGGATGCACCATGCCAATGTTTCGCCAGGAGTTGGTGGAGTCGCTGCTGCTGGAATGGATTGGCGAAAGGTTATCCACAGATTATTCAGCGATCCGGGAATTGGCCGCAACGGCTGAAGAAGATCCGGTGGTTGATCTGCGCAAGGATCTGGTAAGAGAGCTAGATAAGGTCCGGGACCGGCGCAAGAAGTGGCAGCGTATGTATGCCGATGATTTGATCTCCCAAGAGGAACTGCGGGATCACAACGCCGATGAAAAGCAGAATGAGGAATTGCTGATGGATGAGCTCGCTAAAATGCCGGATGTGCACATAGAGGATTTTGCAGAGCAGAATGAAATCTTATTCGGCCTGCCTGAAGTATGGGACCAGATGGATGATGTAGATAAGCATGAAATGATCCTGGATATCTTCAAGGAAATCACGTTATACACACCACTCGATAAAGCACATGGCAAGAAAGGAAAGTTCATTCCGGCGTCTATTCAGAGTGTTATTTTCAATTAATCGTGTGTAGATTGTTATGTACGGTTTTCCATAGATATCAATTCGCACACGATAAGGCGGTTTTCTTCTATTTATAAAGTAAAAAGACCTCCCGGTTAATGGGTAGGCCTTACTTATTTTTTGAGAGCATCGCCTAAGTCTGCGGTGTACTGCGTGAGTCTTAAGCTGATCTCCGTCCTCATCACATCCCGCGTCATCCCGAACCGTTCTTGGTAGCCTCTGAAAAACACCTTGTTGTACGTGATGAAATCATCCTGCGTATCCTCAAGCACTTTGATGTTTCTCTTCTTCAACTCTCGCCGCAGATCATACACATCCTGGATGATGCGCTTTTGAATGTACCTGCCGGTGGTCAGGTAGGCTCTGCTCAGTACGTTTCCGGACAGCTCAATCTCCTTCATGCTCTTGGCAACCATCGTATCTATGTAGGGTAACAGGATCAGCTCCCGGATCATCGTTCGCTCCAGGTCGGTAAGCATGTTGCCAAGGGGTTTATCTGAATAGCTCATATATTCGCTCATAATCTCACCTCAATGCTATTATATGCGAACGTAAGTTCTTTTATCCACAGTAAAAAAAGACCATCCAGTTAAGAATGGCCTTTTATCCGGACACAAAATATAATCCCTCGCTAATTAATTATAACACATATTTTTATTTTGTTGTCCCGGGATTGTTCTTTTGCAGCTCATACAACCCTGTGGCAGAGAACCCCGCGATGGCCCCAGCCCATAGACGGTAAATCAATTCTAGGTCAGTGAAGATATACGCCGCTGCACCTACCCCTAAACCGATTACAATGCCGATTACCGGAATAAGGTTCTTCGGAAGAGTAACAGTTGCCTTCACGCCATTCAGCACGACAGTAACGAATACAGTAAGGGCAGTCGCCAAAGCAAGCACCTGATTTAATGCATCATTCATTTGTCACACTCTCCTTTGGATAAATGAGTACTCGTTTGGTATTGATGGCATCCGGGTCCAGAAACACACCACGAACTACGCCCAGGTCCCGGAGATCCGTCCCTTTAATGTAGCTGGTGCCATCGTAGTTCTTCGTATCGACCTTTGTGTCACCGACATAGATACTCCGCAGTGCGTAGGACCAGCGAGCGCCCAGGGCGTTCAGCACTGCTTTAGCAGGAATCCAACTTTTACCTTCTATAAGCAGGCCATCAAACGGCGACATCTCTCCAATCAATATGGGTACCGGATACGTTCCGGGCGGAGTGATTCGTACTCCATATTTAACGCCCAAGTATTCGCAAATACCCTGCGCCATCGCCACAGCAAGCCGATTTTGAAACTCTTCATTAAAGAGCAATTCTTCTTCGGCTGGATTTGTGAGGAATCCCGGTTCGATCAGCGCCGCGGGCATGGTGGTGTTCCGGCATACGGATAGGTTCTGATACCGGCATTTGCGGTCGGTGAGACCGGTCACAGACATCAGGTATTTATGGATGATCGTAGCGAAAGGTTTGTCCATATCCTTCGTGTACAGCGTCTCAGAGCCATTAGCAGGTGGTTCCCCGGCATTGGCATGGATAGATAGGAATACGTCTGCCTTCGCTTTATTGGCGATCTTGGCGCGGTCTACAAGCTCCACAAATACGTCCGTTGAGCGTGTGAGGATTACATTAATCTCCGGGTTCTTCTTCAGCAGCTCATTGACCTTCAGGACCATGGATAGATTGAAGTCCTTCTCAAGCTTACCGCTTTCCCCTATGCCTCCAGAATCTTTCTTTCCATGACCACCGTCAATTATGACTGTCTTCATCGGGTACCGCCTTTCCGGGGCGTCCGCCCCCTGTAATCTCATTGAAGATAAATCGAAGTTCTTCGCTGGCAACTTCCTTGAACGCCCAGCACCACGGTATTCTTTTTGGGGTAGAAATGGATCCCCGCCTAGTTTTGTTATCTGTTTGATGGTCCATGACTTAAACTGAACCTCCTCACTCTGGAAATATGGAAAATGCCTCTCCAGGTAATTTCTGAAGAGGCGCATTCCGCTGATTCGGCCGATTTGATACACGCAAAAGATGATTACAGCGTCCCACTTGAAATTATCCGCTGACCGGTATAGGAAATACGGCAGATCATAGACTAGAAACTGTATCCAATTCCACAATATCGTCACCGCCGTATAGTAACTTGTCCCTCACTTCAGGGCCGCAAAAAAGCAGCACCAGATAGAGTGTCTCGTCTGATACTGCTTGGTTTAGAAATTCTGCTTCGTCATACTGGATCATTTTATTACCCCATACTCTTTCAGCGCAGAGTTGATGTTGATGTAGATTTCGTTGATCTGCTTCTGAACCTCCCGGAGTTTCTCGGTGCGCTGCTTGTCTGTCAGTGATTTATCAGCGGTGATTTCTTTCTTGTAATCGCGCAGTCCGGCAAGCTCCTTCGATACCGATCCTTTCGCAGTCGAATTAAGCGCCTTTCTCAGGTCATCATCATACCACTTAGGTAATTCTGCCCCGGCCTCGTTGAAATCAGCGTATGCCTGATTCAGTTTGTCCTTGGCATCGTAGAAGTCATCCGTCAAGGTGTTGCTGAATTCCGGATCTACAATGAAGTTCTTCAGCAGCGTGTTTCGGACGTTGCCCTGTCCAAGATCGGAAGTCAATGGTAAAACCAATCGGGCCAAGTCTCCACCGTACGCCTTAATAATGTAATCTACCTTCTGAGGCGACATATCCAGCGTCTGTCCTAACTTCTTCGCTACAGCACTGGTGCGTTCATCATACTGATACGGTCTGCTGCGGTCCTGGAGAGACTGAGATACGATAGGAGCACCGGTGAAACTTTGGTTTGCTACAGAGGCGACAAACGGTGCGGCTACTGTTGAATTGACCACCCCAGCAATACTTCCCTCTGCTCCGCCACCCTTAGTTGCTCCTTGCAGCGCACCAGTCACAAGTGGAGGTGTCCAGGCATTCGCCAAAGCGTCCATTGTTCCCTTGAAGGCCGTTGGGTCATTGTCCTTGAAATACCTTAAGGCTTCAATAGTCGCCTCCCCAAAGCTGTTGTAGGCTGGCTCCATTGGGATCCGGACAAATGTACCATCATCGTTCTTCTTGACGATTAGGAACCGCGTACGGTCTCGGGCCGGTAGATTCTGATAGTCCGGATCATCACCGAATTTGGAATATTCATAAAGCTTCGGAAGTACCGCTAGCGTGCCGATTGCGGCCACAGTCCGGACGGGATTATTCTTAAATGCACGTAGCACACGATACGTTCCCTGAACTGCAGCATTGTTGTAAGGCACGAATGCTTCAATATCCCGGGTCAGTGCACCCTTCCGGCTGAAGTTAACAGTAATTTCACGCCCGGCGCTCATGGCCTGCCTGATATTCTGCGGCGTGATCTGGTTACCGAGGCTCTGCCGTTCTATTTTCGATGCAGCAATACGCGGTGCATTTTCAGCGATATTACCTATTCCTTCGAGTATTTTGAATGGTGCTTTTACGGCCTTTACTCCAATTTTAACTGCATTCTGTGGTGACAATTTTGGGTATCGTGTCATATCGGATATTCCCGTGTCTAAGCGCCGATCCCCTTTTAGCGATGCTGTGTATCCACCACCAGCACGGCGGTACTCCTGCGCCCAATTCCGTAGTCCTTTAATGCCCAGCGAATCACCTATACCGCTGAAGATGGAATAAATTGTGTATGCAATCTGCTTCGGTGGGTTTTTGGACTGAATAGCAGACTGTGCAAGGTCCATTGTCGCTCCCTTGATGGCAAAAGCCGGGGCCAGCAGACCGGTTGCACCGCGCTTGGTCGCGTTAGAAAATGCAGACATGGTGTCAATAAGGATGTTGGAAGCCTGTGGACCCATGCCGATTAGCGTTTTGACAATCTCCGGATCCTGTACCTTGATGTGTACCGGTTCCCCGTTGACCATTGCTCGAACTACATTATCACCGTCTACCTTTGCGGTGCTGAACAGGTCCTTAAAGTCTGCATCCAGCGCTTCTAAGAAGTCGTCCTGACCACCATTGGTGAGTACATCCTTGAGATTCACCTTACTCTTCGGCTGCTGGATGATCTCAGCGACACCTTTGAATGCCTCCGGATCTCGCTTGATCGCATCTACCATAGACTGCATCGTCCGGTTACGTAGGGCTGCATTAGTCCATGCGCCCACGGACTCAATGGTGGATTTGCGCGGGTCTACGATGTTCCGGACGGACCCGGTAGGACTGACTTGCTGAATTGGTGCTTTCTGACCGCTGAATGATGATTTTGTTGTCTTCTGGATGAAGTTCTTTCCGGGCTTTTCTGAACGAAGGAACTGCCGGCGCATTGGGGAGTAATTCGGATTCTTCTTCCGCAGCGCATTGTACAGTTCATTCGAGAGCAACCCTTCCTTTACGCCGATCTCCCGCAGCACGTTATCATTGAATTTATCCCATTCCTTCGCGATCTCTTCGAATCCAGGGTAACGGGAGTTTAATGTGTCGATGCGCTGCTGCACCTTATCCGGAGTCATATCAAGGTTTTCTGCATACACCCGTTCTCCCCGGGCCATGCGCGTTTTTGCATGTCGCAGCGTGAGGTAATCAATAAAGTTCTTATCCTGTCCCCGCGCCACTTTTTTAAAGATATCGTTCAAACTGTTGCCGATCACTTCGCCTTCAAGATTCACGAATTTGTCACGAACAACAGTATTTGCAAGGTTATTGGCCCGGGTGGCATCCATAGCAGACTCATATGTGTCACCGCTGATCCGTTTTAATGGATCAAGGTTATCGACAAGGTTCTGATAGGTCGCCCGAGCCTGTGCTGCCGCCGCCTGCTTTATGCCTTGCTTGTCGTTCTTGATACCGCGCCGGACAATCTGATCTGCGGTGTCTACCGGTCCGGAACCGACTCTTGCTGAGCTTCCTCCGGATGAAATGCCTAACCCCTGATCGCCGAACAGATCCGTGAACATGTCCTGGCTCTGCGGTTGAGCATTTACATCCGGAGCAGCATCTACAAGTGGAGTTTGTTCTCTTACCGCTGGCTCCTGTCTGCTGATAGACGAGACTTCCGGAGGTAACTTCGTCTGATCAAACTGGCCACTTTGGATGTATTCAATATCATCCTGTGTCAAATTGTTAATACGATTCATGATGTCCTGTTCCCGGCTCATGGCTTGGGTTGGAACATTTTCCTGGACGGGCTGTCTCGGTGCTGAAGAAACAGGAACATCCGGAATACTAGATATTTCAGCTCGCGGTGTACCTCCGGCGCGTCCGGCAACTGTCTGTGGTGCCGCGGCCGGGCTGATCACCTGTGAAGGGTTACGGTCGGCACTGCTCCGGACTGGATTGCCCACTCCTGCCACTTCACGCATTTCCTGATTTGACCTGGCCGCGCCAACCATACCTCGTTGTGGCACATTGGTGCGCTTCGGATAGGCCAGATCTACCAGTTCATCTAAGCCCGGATCGTTGCGTTCAGCCATCTGAGACCATAGGTTTTCAAGCTCGATGTCCTCGCGTCCCGGGCTGAATTCACGCTTCTGTGCCTCTCTTATGAGGTTCTCAAACTTCTGCCGATAAACATTCGTCTGCGTTGCCCGGCGCGCCACAGTCGGCCCCACAGTGTTACCTTGCGGCAATCCCAGAGGTTCCGGAGTAAAGTCAGATGGGTTAATGATTGGATCAGTTCCGGCCGGTACGCTGGCACGTTCAGCTGCAGCCGATTGACGGATCGTTCCGCGTCCTTCTGGTAGCGCGAGAACTTCAGCAATCGTTTCTTCCGGAACACCTTTGTTACGCATAAATGTAGCTGCCGCTGTACCTCCAGCAATCCCTAATCCAGCCCCGGCCAATGTGTACTTTCCGATATCCGCCAGCCTGCCACCAAAAGATTGTTGTTGTCCTGACGCCTTTTCTTGGACTTCATTTGCAAGTCCCAGTGCAGCGCCCAAGCTACCTACGCCGATACCGCCGCCCACCGCTTTACCAAGCACAGGGTTCTTGATCCCAGATGCAGCGAGACCGCCTGCGCCAATACCTAAATCAGTGAGACCGCCAAGAGCCGCCGATAAGCCCACATTTTTAAGGCGCTGCGGGACACTCTGCTGCGCTCCACCCAGGTACTCCGCAGCTTCTTGATTAGCCTGCCGCGGAAATTCAAACGCCGCACCGGCAGCGCCTCCACGTATCAAACTTTGTGTCAATTTAGGTAACGTTTTGATTAAAGGATCTACTGCCGCACCTGCCGCCTTGTATGCCGCCTGCCCACTTACCAGAGAGCCGAGCACATCTGCTGCGGCCCCAGCTGCTCCAAGGTTTTCGGAACGCTCTCTTTTTTCTTTAAGCTCGTCACTATATGCTTTAGGTCCAAATTTCTCAAACAATCGATCCACAAGGTCGGTACCGCCGAATGTCGTGGCGCTCGCTGCACGGTCCGTAAATGCATTGACGTTATCCAGGACTTTGCTCAGTGTGCTTTTTTCTTCTTTTTTCGGTTCTGGTTTCGGCGTAACAGCACGGCTATAAGTAGGGAATTCCATTGGCTTTTCACCGATCCCCACTCCACTGAGCGTACTCTTCAAGATAGGGTTAACGGTTACTCTTTCAACATCCGGCGTTTCAGTAACTTTCCGATTGCGGTATGCATCAAAATCAAATTCCCCTGTTCCTGAAGTGGTCACGCCGCGTTTCTTGCGTAGTGCTTCGAAATCAAGTGTCATGGTTCACCTCCTACTTCGAGAATAAGTCGTAGTACTTTTTAACTCCACTCGTCCAGTAACTGTTTAGATTAGTTGGATCATTAGCCGCACCGTTCGGTGCATATCGCTTTTGAATCTTCTCAATTGTATCTAACCCCTGACTGATGTACATCCGTCTTAACAAGGACGCCAGAGCATAGATGCCTTCATCAATGCTTTCAAAACTCTGCTGCCCTTTGCCGTCTGAGCGCATCATGCCGCCCACATTGTTCCTATTTTTAGAACCTGGGTTAGTTCCATTTCCTGTTTCGTGTACCGCAATAGCTTTTAACAATGCAGGGTCGATACCCTCTTTTGCTGCTGCTGCTTCAAATACGTCTCCCTTGTCTTTAAGTGTTCCGCCTAAATATTGGTTTGATTTAGCCCCACTAGCCGAAGCCGTAGGGCTTATCACTCCCCCGATGATTGGATTCCTTCATCGTAAAACTTTTGGATTTCGGCTTTAGTAAATCCGAGTGAATTCAGGGCTTGAAGCGTTTCGTTATTGCCTAAACCGGAATCGACTACATTGTCGAACATTTTTTTCCTTTGAGCCGGGTCTGAAGTTATCTTTGTTTTGCCTGTATCTGTTTCTATCATTTTTAAAGTGGAAGGATCTATTTCCTTCCTAGTAATGGGTTCCTGATACAAAGATTTAACATTGTCAATTACTTGGTTAACAGTTAACCCGCCTTCTTTAATGTTTTGTGCACCTTCGTACCACGGAGATCCAGCCTCTACACCATACGCCTCTAATCCGGATGGCGCGGTTCCGGTGGCCTTCCAGATATCAAGGTATCGGTTGAACGTGTTACCGGTTATGCTGCTGCTTGCGTTGGCTTGTGATGTGTCTGCATTCTGCTGTGATATGTCGAGCCCACGAACATCATTCGCAATTTGAGCTGCGAGTTGTTTCGCTGACTGAGTCTGTGTTCCCCGTGGGATGCCATATTGATCGGCCAATGTATCTGGTATTGTTCCGGTTTGTTCAGCCACGGTCCAGAGATTTGTGAGTTGCCGCTGCTGCTCTGCCGTGGTTGCCTTACCATTGATAGATCCAGTGAGATCAGCCATTGTGATCCCTTCGTTAAAGTCCTGCTGCCGCGTGGAAAGCTTCTGATTGAACGTCTGATTGCTTGCAGCCAAGTCCTGGTTCTGTCCGGCCAGTGTGCGAATACCTGGATTAACCGCCCCTGCCTGTGCCGATGTCTTATCTGCACCCAGTCCGCTGATATCAATGCCAAGACGCTTCAGCGTGGCCCGGAGTGCGTCCGTTTCGCTGCTGATGGCTGCACGTTCATCCCGGGTGATCGTTGGTGACTCTGCGGCTTGCTTATTAGCTATTAGTTGCTTGTAGGCTGCAGTTGCTTCGGCAGGCATATAATTACCGGTTACGCTGGACTCTGTAATCGGATTCTGGAAGTCCTGCTGGTTGTAGTCACTGTACAGGTTACGCTGGTTGCCGATGCTGTCCTGGTACTGCTGGTAGGCCTGCTGCGCGTATACCGGTAATACGTTATTTGCGATGTTCTCCGAACTTTGATTCGCTAACTGATTGGCTACCGTTTCGGAGTAAGAGGATTTTCCCTGCCCCGTAGCACGTAGCTGCGCGTTTGTATTCTTCTGGTTTACCTCAAGCGTCTGCTGTGCGGCCCGTAGTGCTGCTTGATAGGCCGGATCAGAGGTAGGGTCGTAGCTGAACGGTGTGTTCACGAGATCCGCCTGTGCCGACAGTGCTTGCTCAGTACGAGGTTGCTGGGATGTCCTGGTTACCATCTTCTGCGCTGCGACCTTTGCGGATTCCGGGACTGTTGGTACAGACATTTTACCGGACCTCACGTTGCTGGCGGCCTGTATTGCTGCTGGCGGAAGTGTGGCGGGTGTTGGCTGCGGTGCAGGTTGGCTCACTCCCGCAAGCGCACCAATCGGCGTTGAAGGTACAGACGGGGTTGGAGACTTGGATTTGTACGTCTGCACAGCCTTTTTCCAGGCGTCCGTGTTGAATATGCTGGACATTTTAACCCTCCTTTTGGCATGCAAAAAGGACCCCAGAGGGTCCCTGTTAGTTTTTGTATATAAAAAGGGCACTCCGCAATTTGCGGAATACCCTTGAATGATTATTGATGTATAAGTCCTTTGCGAAACCGATCCATTAGCTCCTGAATATCTTTTTTAGACATTGGGCCTAGTACCTCTATTATACTTTCCGGTGTCAATACAAATTGATTATTTTCCATACTTCCTCCTTGTGGAGGGCATTGCCGTGTTCGTGGTGTAATGTTACAATGTGGGTGTAAGGGCGCTGCCCTCGATGTGATCCACTTCTTGTTCCTGCCAGGGATTTAGAGAGAAGTGGATTCTTTGCGTTTAGGGAACCATCCTTTTACGAATTCCATCGCTTGAGCGTAGTCTGAGCGTTTGATCTTATCGTATTTAGGTACGTTGAAGAATTTATTTAGATCGCTGAATGCACCTTGGAAGTGGGCGTCAACTGCTTGGCTTTTTAAATGTCCTACGCGGCTAAGTACAGCTTGTTTGATATCCGCCTTTTGGTGATCCGTAATCCAGACTTCATTGTCCACCACCAAGGAAAGGTGGGTGAATGCTTGGTTCAATTCTGCCTGTTTGCTCTCCAATTCGTTAGTTCGTTGCTCCATTTGAATTAGAAATTGCAATTGTGGGCTTAATGAGTTTATTGAAGTATCCTTTTTATCTTGTTCAGAGTCTAATAAATACGATCTCACACTTTTTGCCACATCGCTTTCTTGTAGTATCATTCCTATTCTGAGCAATGCTCTTTTCGTCATTATCGTTAATGAAGGAGTATTTTTAGGAATAACACTCTCCAACTTGTATTTGGTAAGTTCACTGCCTCTAAGTACAGTCAAACCATCAGTTACAAGCTCGTCTCTATTCCGGGTGATTGTCATCTCGATAACTGATTTTTCTACTTCGTAATAATTTGCAGCCATCTCGATGGTCAAACTACTGTTGTCAGATAAAAAACTTAACTTTTTAACCTTTTCTAGAACTTCTTCTCTATCAATTACCGATTCACGCATTGATTTACTTTCAACTAGAACATCACTTTTAATTGTCATATTCATTCTCCCTAATATTTAATTTTTGGATGAACATAAAATAACGATCATACTTTCTTTCTTTCATAAGTCTTAGGTATGTCAGTGTATCTTTAACACTTATCCACCAATTTAGTTCGTGTTTCTTGTAGAATTCTTCATGGTTCATTTGCAACGCATCTTTCATTACATCCTCAGCATTCTTTCCCTCAATATCGCTAATAAGTTCCAACCAATACTTGAGTTTTTCTGAGTTGCGATTGTTTACTTCCGTCTGTAAGACAAGCCATTCGATGCCGTTGATCCCTTGTGAAAGTTTGTCAGCGATTATTTCGTTTTCCATATCAAATGTAGCTTTATGTTTTTCGTACCATGTTGTAAATGCTTCTATCATCGGAATCCTCCCTTGTAAAAAATAATTTACAACTGTAGAATGAAAAGTATCCTTTTAGGCTAACTTGCTAAAGGATTATCATCTAACAGTTCATCAATGTAGGTTAGTTTGAATATATCTACAAGCTGTTTTGCAACATCCACAGTTAGCCTTCTCTCCCCTCTTTCAATCTTGGAGTAGTTAACAACAGACATTTTCAAGTGAGTGGCAACTTCTTTTTGACTAAGGAATTTTTGTCTGCGAATCATAGCAATTTTAGTTTTCGGCATAGCCATTTCTTTTCCCACCTCCTTATAATGTATCCTAGTTGGATACCTTGAGTTAATAATATATCGTTTTGGTTTCTATGTAAAGACACAGGAGTGATTTTTTTGGATATTTTTTCTGCGCGTGTAAAATGGCTTCGTGAGAAGCGTGGTTTAACCCAAAGAGAAGCAGCTGAACTTGTTGATATGTCTCCTCAAGGATTTGGCAAAGTTGAAAATGGACAACGGGAACCGAGTTTGGAAAAATTGGTATTAATCAGTAAAGCGCTTGATGAAAGCTCTGATTTTTTGCTTGGAATTACCCATTTTGATAAAAAATTAAGTAAGGATACTGAGTATATTGAGGTTATGAAAAGTAGCATGTTAAGAATAGAAGAGTTAATACAAGAGTACTCATCAAAGATTGAAAACATAAAATCCAGCTCTGACTTTATCATCAAAAATTCCGAGCATCTAGAATATAATAAACAGAGATTTTATGAGATTAGAACGGAAATAATCTCTCAATTACAAGAAATCCCCTATGTCCCGGTTGAACTAATTAACGAGTACAAAGAAATGACACCATAACAAAAAGGACTCTCAACACCGGAGGATTATGTGATATTATGGAAATGGGAATAGACCACCCTTATCGATGGCGTTGTGTTTCTTTTTTTGGGAAGCACCCACAAGAAAAACAAAAAGACCCTGCTCTTAGGAGTAAGGTCTTTTTGCTTTATCAGTTATGCTTGATGTATGACTCCTGCTCAATCGACCGCAGCGACAGCACCTCTAGAATGCGCTCATGCCGTTCCTGGCGCTCTGCTAGATCGTTGATCACTTCAGCGCTCTTTGCCACCTGTTCGAATGTGGCTTCTAGCTTCTGTTCGATCCGGGAAACGTCTTCCTTGGTCGCCATGTTGCTTTCAATGTCGTGAAGTTTGCTCAGGATCTTCATTAGTACCTCTTCCACCGTATCATCTCCTTTGGTACAGGATAGCATGTTTCTGCAAGGAGTGTATACTCCGTACAGTCCCTAAGTTGAACTTAGGGAGTAGTTTGCAGCTCCGCGAGTTTGGTCTGCCATTTATCCAATAATTCCTGCGCTTCGGCCAATTGTTGCTTATACGCATCGAGTAGTACTGTGAATTGTTCGATTCGACTTTGATCTGTTTCCTTCTTTATCGCTTCCTCAGATGTATTTACAGCTAAAGTATAACGATCTACATTTTCCTGCGCACTTTTTATGGAATAATTTATTTGCTCTACAGTATAGGTAGGATTAGATAACGATTTAATACCATCCACCGCTTTCACCTCACTATTCAATATCACTTTTTTCCCATCGACTACAACTGAATACCCAGCAGCTTCGCCGATCGCCCTTACTGGTGCATAATTTTTTCCTTCCACGACAACAGTATTCAGAACTTTACCATTAACCTGCACCGTGTACTCAGCTTGAACCTTCTTGCCAATTAGACTTTGAATATCATCAGCAAACGCTGTAGCAGAGATAGCGAATACAGTTCCAGCCAAGAATCCAACAATATATTTTTTCATATACTCTCCCTTTTCGTACCATTTTCCACCAATATACCACAGCGTTCGCTTTCCGTTAAGGGGTTTCCAGTGCGGTTACTCTGGCATCGAGGCTATCATACAAAGATGCTAGAGCAGCGAAGTTGCTATCGATATCATCTAGATCCTGCTGAAGTGTCCGATTAGTTGCAGAGTTATAAAATTTATCCCAACTCTGAACCTTTACGACTCCAGTTGCATCTAATTGAAGATCTCCGCCAGAAGCGAATAATATGAGTCCGCCCAAGCCAACGATCTCTAATAGACTCGATATTGTGTCCAATCTTCCTTTTTGCGTTCCGCCTTGGAAAAAGTTTAGCGATGGAACACCGAAATAATCCGATTCAACCGCAATGTAGTTATCAGCATCGTAGAACGCCGCGAACACATCCCCTGAACTCTTCAACTCTGCACGGGGGTATGCCGCCTCTCTACTGGCTATATAGGCTCCGAATATTTCACCGGCCGTGATCTTACCCAGGTCCGCGCTGATGGCGGATAGCTCGGATACCGTGATCTTTTCCGCAGTTACAGCCCCGGCCTTTAGGTTCTTGGTCTCTATGCCGTTTGCCTTGATATTGTCCACATTCAAAGTTCCATTGATGATGAAGTCGATGTCCTGTAAGCTCCGCGCGATCTTGTTGATGTTGTCCTTAAGGTATTTCTTTACGTCCTCCAAGTCATTGAATGTCGGCGGGTTGTTGAATGATGGTGCTGTGTCCCATAAGCCCATGATATACCTCCTTAGAATAGCGAGAGCTGCCGCACTTGGCGTACCAACTCGTGGATTTTAGCCGGTCCGGTGCCGGATATCTTAACTCTGACCGTGTTCTCCAGCACTACACTACGTACTGGGATGATGATACGCTGCACACCAGATCCTGTACCAACCGCAGTATGCACCAGATTGAAGTCGTTGCCGTCTTTGGTGGTAGACAGGTAGACGTTGACCGTAGTTCCTACCGGAATCTCCGCATAGAGCCACATCTTAATCCACCGCTGCCTCCGTGACATTATCGGGTTGGTAAATGGCTTGGTGATGAAATACCAGCTCACAGGCGCTCCTGCGTCCGCTGAGGTGTCTTTCATCTTCAACACACGTCCAGTTGTGTCACCGATGTACAGCTGCTTACCAATCAAGGCGTATTGCTCCGGGCGGGGGATGTCCATCATCGACCACGAAGATAGGTAATTGTCATATACCAGCGTCCGGCCGGTGCCAAGAGTGAAATATAGTTTCTCTCCGTCTGTACCGGCTACACTGTCTGCATTAATATCGTTGTAGTATGGCTTTATAATCTCGCTGAAGTCCTTGTCCGGGTTAGCAGATGCGGTGTACTCATATATCCCGTTTGTGTGCATGAACCGCATAGTGCCTTCCTGGGTGACCACAGAGCTATTATTTGCCACACCCTCGTCTTCCGTGACCTTACGGGTATTGAAATCTGAAGGCACATTGCCGAACAGTAGGTGTACAGATGATGGCATGCCGATGGTTAATCGATATAACCCGCCTGAAAGCATATTGATGTTTTCCCCGGCCGTTGATTCCATATCCTTCACATAACTATCCTGGTCCGTTCCTTCAAATAGACTCCATTCCTCCGGCTGATCCAGCGCACAGGCGTGTAATTCCTTGCCTACACCAAGCCACAGACGGTTGCTATAGGTAGTGATGAAGTTACCTCCTGAAGGCGCTCCTGTGAGGTTCTGGACAGTGCTGCCATCGTATCGTTTGACTGGATCAACGCCATTTGAGGCAATCAGGTTGATGTCGGACAGATTCCCTTGATAGTTCGTCCAATGCCAGCGTGCCGAAGTGTTCAGACCGGATGCCAGCGTATCCCAGCTGCTGCCGTTCCAGCGTTTCCACTCTCCACTATTGAAAATTGCGTGTAGCTGCGTACCCTTCCAGACCATCAACCCCAACACCTTAGTGCCAAACGTCCCTAAAACAGAATACCCAGCCCTCACAGAGAGAGCCGGGTAATTATCATTGGACATATTAGACATTTCCGTGAGTTGGCCATCAGCAATGTTAAACGGATCGTATTTGTTCAGCCCCTGCCATTGCCGTATACTGATCGGCTCCTGCATGCCCGGCAACGGTCCACGCGGCTCGGGTATATCGTATTTTATCAGTCTGCTCATTACGCAACACTTCCCGCATAGTTTTGTGCTGCTACACTCCATGCCGCCCTGTATTGTGATTCATAAATGCTCGCTTTAGCATCATCGTCCACCGCACCGGCTAAGAATGCTGCCAGCCCTGGCACGAAACTCCAATGGTACTCTTCTGGAGCGTCTGGGACCGCCGTCAGCACGCCGGATGTGAATGTGGTAGTTGCAATCCGGGAGTAACGTAAAACGCCCTGCAAACCGGTTGCATACGGCGCAGGACGTAAGGTAAGGATGTGGGTGCTGTCGTCAAAGGTGTATGTGTTCTGTAGTGGGTTCGTGGTGCCCGGGATGAGTTCCTTGTACTTGATGATGCCCACCATTACAAGGTCGATGTTCTTCAGGCGCACCTCGGTGGAGATGGTGTATGCGGCTTGGTCCTTTACCGGTGTGAGTGGCAGAACCCTCGGGATCTTCACCGTGTTGAAAAAGTCCTGGTTGAGCGCGTTCAGGGCGACGATTTTATCTGCTAATGGGACTTCGTTCGGGACCAGCAGGTCGGCTTCGTCCATTATGGATTGAATGTCCATGGGAACCCCCTTTCTTTAGGTGTTGCGCAGTATGGTACTACTATTCAAGCACGTCAATTGCATCTGAAAACTCTGCTAAACTCTTGATATGTTCATAAGCTTGTTTGATGAAATTTTTAGATCCATCATCTACTGACGGCTGAAAAGCAAATATATCTTGCATGAAATTTGTTGCTCCTGATTGAAATGCTTTTTGGCTAACGTAATAATACAACGATATGCTTATAGAATATTTGCTTCCAGACAACGAATCTACCCTGGCATAAGGTGATTCCACTTCAATGCCCACGCTGAGTTTCCTTTTTGAAGTTAGTAGTGCCATTTTCTTTCCTCCTCAGTTACCATCCCGAATTATTTGGAGTGATTTTCAGCATCACCTTAGCATCTGCCAAGGCATTGGAACTTTTTGCATCGTAACAGTAAACAATAATTTTATTCGTTATGCCGAAATCGTTATACGTCCCTGCATCAACCGTATATGTGCATTGGAACGCGCAAAATAATGCTTGTGTCATATTAAAACTATCTTTATTTCTGCAAGAATACGTAATAATGGGTGTATCTATGGCTGAACTAAACAGCAATTGATAGGTGCCGGTATCAAGTTTAGAAGCCGTAATCGTTACGCTACTTGGTATATCATGGGTAATCGTTCCGTCTTGCTTTATGGATATGTGAAATGAACGATTGTATAGGAAGGTGCTCTCCGCATTTACCGTTGCCAGCGCGTCTGTTTTTGTTCCATTACTTATCTCAAGATAATGTTGACTACTCTTGATGTTTTCATAGGTTTCAATAATGCCGTTGTCAACAAGATTGTCGTTATTATACATTTGATGCTTATACTTTTTAGCACTAAATCCGCCTGACGCATCATTAGAAATCACTCCGCCTGTTCCATAAGCGTATATCCCACTGGCTATAGAGACATAACTGAAATGTTGATCCTCACTATTGAATTTGCATCCCTGATCAAAAGTACCACTCTTTTGAAGTAACGGAGGATTAGCATTACCTTCAAACCAGCAAGAATTAATAACGAGGTTTTGCTGCTGCCTGATATCTAATGCGCGACCACCTAATTCAAACCCGCAGTCATACAAAGACAGATTGATGATTGTTGAATATGTGCCATCCTTTTTATTTGTAATAGCAGTTCCTGTGTTCTGCATAAAAATGGTGTTTTGAAACTGCATCATGGTTGATATGTTATCTGCGCCGGGCGAAGTATTCGGGCCAATAATAATCCCATCGTTATTGTTGTAAATGTAGCAATCTTTCACATATACATACACACCAGCGACAACGCCCACTGTCTTAAATCCAGTGACAACTAGCTTTTTGAATGTCGTAATATAACCAACCATGTTAAACGCCGTCTGCAGACTTCCTGTACCGAGCCCTTCGATATACATATTATTTATTGTTCCGTAGTTTGGAGAATAGGTTACCCCACCGATGGGCGTAGGCGAAACACCGTATAAAAACTCCTTGTTGACACCGGTAAACTTGATTTTAGTGTCTAGCCAGAATTCACCTTCCCACTCAAGACCGTTAAGTTTTGGATACAAAGTGTCATCTATCAGATAGTGGACAATAGGTGTAGGCCAATAAAGTTTTCTCCCAGTATCCATCATTGCTTGAATTATCGAAGTATCCGCTACTTCTCCAGTTCCATAAGCGGCGTTAAATGGTGGTGGAGGGTAAAGAACATTTATCCATTGACTGTTGCTTCGTTTATCCACTTCTTCAAACTTAGCATTTGTCGCAATGTCACCATATTGTGGCAATAAGTTAGGGTCTAGTTGTTCACTGCCCACTGCATATCTCGCAATTTTCGGCCTAGTTACCTGAAGATCCCCGATATTATACGTCTTTGATACATACGTCTCAACCTTGTTTGTCGCCCCGCCCGGTGTCTCGTACCGTGAATCATCTTCTGCTGCTATGGGGGGAGTGGTATTGGGTCGGTATGGATATAAATTTGTCATTTCATCACCATCTTTCCTTTACTACGTATCGTTCATAACCGCTTGTTGCCGATGTGTACTCCGTGTAGAGTTCTTGATACCGGTTGTAGAAGTCTCCGTTACCTGGAGCAATGTCCTTCAGTACTCCGTACACCAGCAGCATGTCAAAATCAGGGTCAAATCCGCTACCGTTATTTAGATCATCCAGTGTCAATTCTCCAATGATCGCAGTGTAAAATATCTTGATACCGTAGAAAGTATCATAGACCGGAGGCGGGTATACTCCGATCTGTCCGGCCACGAAATAGTAATATGGTCTGTGTGTGTGTTCATCAAACTGCCGCAATGGTATTCGGCTCCAATCGCGCTCATCATCATCAAACGTCTGATTGGTATATATAGCGTTTCTTATAGCCACCTCTGTGATGTTACCAGGGGGGCATATGAGGTCCGTTAGGCCGCTCCCTGCTGTTAGATCAAACGCTTGGTTAAGCACGTCTGACTGAGCCTGTGCGGGGCTGAGGTTGCGCAATAGACGGTCACGCACCTGGGTTATCTTTCTAAGTAGCGAAGTGATGGGCATAGTATTCTCTGGTATCTTTTCTACGATCTCTTCAACGATATCTTGAACTAGCATCTCATCACCCCTTAGCTGAATGGGTCAGCATACACACTCAGTCTGAAAGATCCTTGTAGGGTCGCACCATTGGTATAAACCACACGGAAGTAATTACAGTAACATGGTTCATCAAACTTTAATGGTGTATTTGCAGAAACAGCAGTCGTGGTCAGTGTATCCCATGTGGTCCCGTCATCACTATACTGGAACGCGAGGCTTCCGGCCTGGTCGCTTACCACTCTGCCCCTTATCTTGTTGTACATTTCTACCTTTGTCGCTTCCATTGTGTACACTTCGTTCCCGGCCAGTACCACCGTTGTCGATGCCTTGAGTGTCCGAAATTCCAATTTTATCGCCCCTTTCAAGTAATTTCTCAAGCAATTCGTTTGTTCTATGTTGCGCTCTGACCAATGCGTTCAAGGCATCTAGTTCTATGCGGTAATTTTCCATAGTTATAAAAGAAAAGAGGGAGCTAAATAGCCCCCTCAGTCCTTATCCTCCATTCCGCAGCGATTATCGATCCATTTCACCATTTCGTTCCATCTTTCTGCACTCTTCTTCTCAGAAGCCCCCATTGAGGCGGTGATTTTTAAAAGTGGAGTGTACGGTATTTTATCATTTTTTTTCGCTTGATTCTCAAAACCAACGCGTTGCGGTTCCATTCCCATCACTTCCTAATCACATGGATTATCCACGTACCAGACGCAAGATCAATCGTAGAGCCCAATGGGTTGAAAAAAGAAATCTTCACTGCATTGGCAGCAGATACGAATCCATAGGCCATCACGCCTTGCATGTCAGCAGGAGGGAAGAGTTCAACTCTATCCCCTAACGCTGCTCCAGTAGCTGTAATTGCCGATGTGAGTGCCCCTGTAACTGTCGCTAAGCTTGCCGGGTCAACGGTAGCTGTAATTACGAAGAGATTCGTCATAAATGGCTGAGCCACGCTACCAACCTTTTTAATGCCAATAGTAGAAACGTTCATGATTACCCTCCTTAGGTTGGGAAGTTTCCATATCCCCATGACCAGTCAACCGCACCAAATGTGCAACGCTTCACGACCTTGTACTTTGCAATTTCAGTGTCAAAGTCAGTGATGGACCCGGTCTCAGGCAGACGGCGGTTGAACCATTTCATGGCGTTCATCATGCGCGTGGAATCAGCCAGTACCCAGGCTTTAGGGTTTGTGAAGAACGGATTCACCACTACCTTAACGCTGCCATCAGCATAGATATTAGCGTTGTGATCTGCGTTTCCCGGCTCGTAGATAACTTTGTTGGAGCTTGGAAGACCGGCGATTTGAAGCGCAATCCGTCTCAGGCCTGGAGCCACATACAGCGTATCGCCCATAGCAGCCATAAGATTTCCCTTATCATCCTTCCATCCTTGCATTGCTACAAATGTAGCATCGAAAGTATCAATGGAAAGTTCTGCTGTGCCTTTATTTGACTGTGTATCTACGGAATTTGTTGGGCTGTATGGATGGTCAGTGGCAAATAGCGCTTTACCGTCCGGCAGAGCCGCGTTGTACACGCGTCCGCGGTAATCTACAGCAGTTGTTGTACGGTCGCCGTTGTTGAACCACTGCGCGCCCTGCATCTGCTGCGTTTTGTACACGGCATCTGCCAAGCTGCGGATGCGGTCACGGATAGCTGTAAGCTTAAGATCGTCTACGAAGTCGCGGTCAATCTCACGTCCCAAGGAGTACTTGGCGTGTGTGAAGTACTTCTGCCAGAGTTGATCCACGTCTTCGTACTTGACTTGGTTGTTAGAGAACTTCCAGTCCTCCATCAATCCTTCGCCACCGATCATTTCAACGCTTTCTGTGGCCTTGTCGGACTTTTGAACATCGTACATTTTCGGAACATAGTCCGTTTTATTCGTCATTTCACGTGTATACAGTTCGCGGAACACCGACTCCAGTACGTTTTTATCCCATTGAAGTGCTGTAACTGCCATCTATGGTTCCCCCTTTTAGCTAAATGTCCGCAGTTTTACTTTTACGCGGCATGTGGTTTTGTTGGTGTTCACTTCAAGCACGGAGAATGGTCCGCCAGTAATGTCAGAAGCCAGTACAGATAGGCCATCCGTAGATACATCCGCTGCCGTCACTCCCGGAACGAATCCGGCGTCTGGTGTGCCGGTGTATGGAGCATCGAACCAATCGCCTTCACGCGCCAATGTGACAGTCAGGAATTGGTCTGTGCCAGCTGCCAGCGTTTGTTCAGCGAATCCTCCGATTGCCGCGCCATTCGTTGCTTTAGTCCAGCGACCACTTGCCAGTTTCACGGCTTCACCCAGGACAAAAGCTTCAGAGTTTGTTGCGAGAATGGAACTAACCCGGTGCGTAGGCGCGCCGTAGTCGTTAAATGCGAATTTGAACGCCATGGTTGATTACCTCACTTTTTCACGTATTTTTTTGCGTCTTTTTGATCAAAACCAAATAGGCTGAA